AAATTCCTTCCAGAATTTCAACAGTTTGAGCGCGGCGATGTCGTATTCATATAGTTTGATTAGTTAGGCATAGGCAAAAATCGAACATCTATATATGTAAGTTGGTAGATACGTAATTATCAACAAACGTAAACAAAACCAACCGGCTAGCTAGGCAACTTAACTCAGTTGCCTATATTGAGAACGCCGGCGAATGCTGGTTTTCAAATTACATCTAATCACATGTCTAATTTTTCCAACAGTTCTTACGTATCCACTAGCTACGCAAATGAAGCAAAAAATCAGCCTATGCTTTGGACGCATGGCCGCAAGGATTCAAGAGTTATTTCTAATGAGTCAGTTCTAGGCTTTGATTTAACCGGTCAGGAATCAGTTAATGATGCTTTTAAAATGGCTGATTGTGATTTTTCAATAGTTAGAACACCGACCGCGTTTATGGGTTTAGACGGTTATCAAGAGATCGAAGGAGTTAAAACTTTAGTACGTGAGGACAATTACAACCGGTTAGCCGAGGTATCAGATACTTATTCAGTATTACAGCCAGCGGATTTAATGGAATTCACTAGGCAAATACTAGATATGTATAAAGAAGCGCGGTTGACTAACCTAATTAATTTCAACAAAGATAAAAGGATGTACGCCGTTCTAGATCTAGGTACTAAGCAAGTAACCGGCCCTAATGATACCGTGGCTAATCGCTTGCACTGGTTCAATAGTAATGATTTATCAACGTCATTCGGCTGTATGTTTACCTCACAACGCCTTCAATGCTGTAACCAACTTTCTAGTTTTACCGGTCGTATGTTTAGAGATGCAAAGGCCAGCGGTAAAGGCTTTTCAATGAAGCACTCAGCCGGAATTCAAAACTATATTAAATTTTTACCTAATCTGATAAATAAGGAAAAATCACAGTTCGACGGGGTTATAAATGATCTTAAGGAACTAGCAAAAGTGAAACTAACCGGTGAGATCGGGAATAAAGTTATTCAAGAGATATACAAAGAAAAATTAGCTACTCCAATTTATGACCACTCAATCAAAGATAAGCGCGATAGAACTATCGCAGACTTAAAAGAGCTAGACACTATTAGAAAGCATTTTAAAAGTGGCTTTGCTATCGAAGATACTGCTTTCAAGAATCCTGAAAATGGCAAAATTATCGAGCCTTCCAACTGCTACCGTTTCTATAATAGTATTAGCCAGTATTACACTCACGACACCGGAAGAGCTAACGCAGCTACTAACAATATTTTGAGGACTCAACAAAGGCTAAATAGCTTATACCACGGGGATAATGGAAAAATCATTAACCGTACACGCGAGGTATTAATGAATAGTATTTAACTTAACTCAGTGGGATAGTTGACAGTACTTACATAAGTAACTATATTTAAGGAGTCCGAAAGGGCTCTTTTTTATTCCATTGCATTACATCAAATGACAGCAACATTCAAAACCGGTAATAAATACAACAATTACCGCGCCGGTATGTTTACTGTAAAAAGTAGAACTGACCACTTAGTTGTTTTAATCGATCAGAACGGCGATACTTTAACCCGTAGAAAAATAAGAGTTATTGACGGCGTAGAGACTTGTTTACCTTGGGGCAATTATTCACAAGCACCGGTTTTATTTTCGACGTTTGCTCATGCTAACCATGAATAAAACAATCATTTTAAAATTAGACCGGTCAACCGGATCTTATAAGCCTTTATTCACTGATTACAGGCATAACAAAACAACCGGTAGACCTGAGCCGGTGCTACCTAGCTTTTTAAAAGCTTCTCACATTTAATCCAATTGCATTACATCAAATGAATCATCCAATTGACGGCCAACAATACACCCTAATCGGTGACGGTTCTACACCTTCTATAGCTAGGGGTGATAGTTGGGAAGCTTCCCTAGTTTCTGGCCGGTTTACTAACGTATCAAAGCTTGATGTTTTTCCATCCGGTACAAGCTTGCAAGGATACGTCAAAACTACCTATAAAACATTAGTCAGCAAGCTAGGGGAACCAAAGCTAATGACTCCTAACGATAGTGATGGCAAAGTGCTTGCTGAGTGGGTTATCTCTCACCCTGTAAATATTAACTATGTAATGTTTACGGTTTACTGTTGGAAAACTGATCGAATACCACATGACTTGCATTACTGGCATATAGGAGGCCGTAATCAAAACAGTCTTTATTGCTTCACTGAGATGACAGACTTAAAAACTACCAGTTATGAAGAATACAGCGCGGAATTATTAGCCGGTATTAAAGCGAGAAAAGAATGTCAACCGGTAGCGACTCCTACAACTCAAGATGTTGAGGTTTGCTTCTAATGAATAAGCAACAAACACAAGCTTTTGAGACTATTAAAAAGAAGTGGGCGTTTGTTGGCGTTCCTTATTATCACAGTCTTAATAAGTGCTATATGGTAGCGGTTAGCCAAGATAAGGACACGCCGAGTACTTGGCTAGGTATTGAATCCGACGGTTACACGCATAGTTAACCAGCTAATTGAATAGATAACCGGCCCGCGCAATGTGGGCCTTTTTTATTGGTTAATCATTTAAGGGTGTCTACCAGGGCGCAAAGTTTTCTCAGGTAATCAAGCTTATTGAGAAAACAGCGCTACCAGGTAGCACACTTTTTATTGTTTATTTATTGGTATGGCTACTTAATCAAGTAATTGTCCCTTATACTGGCTTTATATGTTGTTAGATCACTCTTAACTGTGGCCAAGTGTACTAAGAGGGAAAAGCAAATAAGGCTTAATAAGATCTACGCAATGACACGTGACGGTAAATCTAGAATGCAAATATTAGAGTATGCGCGGGTAACTTGGGGCATAGGTGAAAGCCAAGTTGATAAGTATAGGCAAGAATTAAATATTGAAATGACTAAGGAATTTGAGAAGTCACGCCGAGACATGACAGTAGAGCTAGCTGATCAACTTACGAGGGTGATTGAAAGGTCAGTTGATACCAACCAATTAGCCGTAACACTTGGGGCAATTAACGCAAAGGCAAAGCTTTTTAATTTAACTGAGATAAACAAATAATAGATTGTAGTCTCTAACATATCGCGCCCATAGGGGTAGGGGTCCAGCTACTCAGCTAATTAATTCACTTAGTTTATACATAAGTAATTGCTTAAATAATAAATAGCAGCCCGTAAAACTGGACATAGAGCGTTATTTAGTGGACATAGTGCGTATCCCTTGCCCTGACTGATTAGTTACCTTTGCAGCCCTGTCTGATAGACAGTTATGCAAGCCAAAGCCCCACCCCGGGGTAAGCGATTTGCATTTCAAAATCACGTGGGGGCGGTAACTCCCAGACCTAACCAAATCTAATAACTACACTTACTTAAGTACTGCCCACCTAACTACTTGCAGCCCTACCCCCTTCCCTCTAATATATGTTTGATCCCCATGATCCTAGCCGCTTCTTTTTGAAGCCAACAAACCCTCTAGTTTCTAAAGCTATTGCCTAGAGGGTTTTGTTGTATCTACTTAAATAGGTAGTAAAGTAGGAATGCCCTTTACCCCATAGCAAGTATTAGCATTTTGGTTATTGGATAGCTTCAGAACCCCTTAGATCGTAGAGGACTAGGGGGTTTTGTTGTAGTTAGACCTCTCTTCCAACCTCGCCACCTTATTATCCAAAGTATTCAACCTCTTAAATATTTCGACCGTAAAGGATTCCCTCTTTTTACCAGCCCCCATCGCCAGCATTGCCACAACTGAAATACCAGCCCCAAGAATTGCTGCAATAATCTCGTTCACCCTACCCCCACCTATTTAATATCTAACCTAGCTTAGTTGACACTACTTAACTAATAAGTTATACTTACTTATATACATAACATTGTATTACATCACATGAAGAAACCACGTTCTTGGAAAGAAGTTCTTGCCCATCCTGATATTTCTTCAATAGATGACCACCGTAAAGAGTTTGCCGAAGATTCTCAAAGCGAAATGTGGATCTATGTTTGGCTTAAAGCTCATGCAGACAATCCAGTATGCGGAGAAAAAGGTGGCGGCTTTTACGCCGGATCAATGAGAGATGTTATTGACCATTTCTCTTGGACTTAACCCACCCCGCCCTCGCAAGAGGGCTTTTTTATTGACATGCTCTACACTACTTACATAAGTGAAGAAGCAATTGAGTTTACTAGCGAACGTACCGGGTGGATCATGCCTCGAACCACCGATTCAGGTATCCAGCCGAGCGACCGAAACTAATGAAAAATTGCGATTTAAAATTGTAGAGGGGTTACTACCAGCCCAAAAGGAATTTTGTAATGATGAAAAACACCTCATTCTTGGCTTTATCGGAGGCTTCGGAAGTGGAAAAACCAGAGCATTATGCGCCAAAGCAGTTTTACTCTGCATGGATAACCCCGGAACAGTAGGAGCAGTCTTTGAACCAACCAATATCTTGCTTCGCGACGTATGGATGAGAAGCTTCGATGATTTCCTAGAAGAATACAAAATAGAACACGATTTCCGAGTATCACCCCAACCCGAATATATAATCCACACCGAAAAAGGCAGCACCACCCTGCTATGCCGAGCCACCGAAACATGGAACCGCATCAGGGGCCAAAACCTGTCATTCTGCCTAGCTGACGAAATCGACACTTCGCCAACGGAAACCGCACAAAAAGCAGGTGAAATGTTCCTCGCCAGATTACGAGGCGGCAAAAACCCAGTCCTCGCAGTCGGCTCCACCCCAGAAGGATACAAATGGTGCTACCGCACCTTCGTAGAAAACGGAGATCGCACCGACCGCCGAATGATAAAAGCAAAAACCACCGACAACCCGCACCTACCCCCCGGTTTCATCGACTCCCTATACCAAAACTACGACGCAAACTTAATTGCAAGTTACATAAACGGAGAGTTTACCAACCTAGAGAACACAACTGTC